TCAGCCGGCGGAGGCGTTTCCCAAGTAGCCGCCGCGCTTAGCGGAGAACTCAGCAGCCTGTTCAGCAAATGACTTTTCGCCTTCCTGACCGTTGAATCGGTTCAGGCCAAAGAACCATTTCGCGTCACGCTTCGTAGCGGGCTTATCGCCGTTGAAAACATTGTTGAAACCGACCACACGGGGAAGCAATCCTTCGACCAACTTATCGTGGATCTGGTCATACGAAACACCTTCGTCATCCGTATCACCTTCGGCGTCCTGCGAATTGGCGCGCGCCTTCTGAAGCTCGCGCATCGCTGCACGAACAGACGGAGCTTCAGAACCCAGAAGGATTACCTCACAAGGCTTGCCATCCTCAGTGAACAGTGGCGCCAAGGTGGCCGGGTCTTTCAGTTGCATAGCTGCGCCTTTTTCTGCGGCAGAAACGCTGTCGAACTTGTTGAAATCCATATCATCATCCTTTGGTTCAGTGGTTCAAACAGGCCGGGGGAACGAACCACGTTCCGCCCGGCCCTGCCGTTCCTGAGAACGGATCAGCGCGCGGCAGGTTAGGCTGCGGCCTTCTTCAGGATCTCGTCGGGCATGATCTCAATCGAGGTGGTCGCCGTCACAACGTCATCGACACCGCCGATGCTCGGCTTGAACGACATGACCAGACCCACAAGGTAGTAGATCGTGCCATCTTGTAGTGTCACGGCGATGTAGACAGGATCATCGCTTTCGAGAGCGGTTTCCATCGCAGCTTGGCCGGCGTCGTCGGGGTCAAGCGCGAGGCTGGGGCTCAGGGTGCCGTTATTGAAGCTACCCTTGCCTTTCTTCGTGCCGCGGGTGGCCAGCGGGTTGTGAGTCACAAGTTGCCACTCCTTGCCGAACTCACCCACGTTCGTGATTTCACCAACGGAAGTGAAGGTGAGAGCGTCAAAGCCGGTGATGTCGTGAGTTGCGGGTGCAGCGGCCGAAATGCCGAGTGTCACCCCAGAGGCGGTCTGGTGCGCCATATCAGTTTCCTTTCAGGATAGAGAGAAAGCGCCTAGGGGCGCGGATTTATAGGCCGAGGCCTATTCTTTCGGAACGACAGCCAATGGGGCGGAGAACTCAGCCATCACCTCGCCGTCGGACTCGACCGCTTCGGAGACTTTCCCCCGATAAGTCACACCGTTCTTCAGAGTGAACTCGAGAACATCACCCGGTTTGGGCAGCGGGCCTTTGAAAAGAGCGAAGGGATGCGTGGGCTTATTTTGCTGCATGGGCATGCGCTTCAGTTCGACACCTGTGACAACCATCGGTGCAGCGTCTTTGGATGCAGGTTTTGAGGCCGCCGAAGCGGTTTTCTTTGCGGTCATTGAATGATCCTTTCGAGGGTGATTGAGGCTGTTTCAGCCAGTCAGTCGCGATACGTGATCGCGAATGTCAGAGAGACCCGGTGTGCAGCCGAGGCATCGCCGCTGTTGCTGTCTCGGATCGCAGTGAGAAGCGCACTGACGATCGGGCCGCCGCGGTACCCTTCCAGTACAGCCCGGACTTCACGCGACGCGCCGATAGCTTGATTATAGGTCGCGCCCCAGCAGTCGATCTGCGTGGCGCCTTGCATCAGCCCCTTGCTGTTCAAGGTGTGGTAGCGCTTCCCCGACATACGGGTCATAGTCACGCGTGGCATGGTCTCCCCATCGCTGAAGAAGCCCCACTTCACCGGGCAACTCAGGGCGTCGGAGAGAGTTGAATACAGGTGCTCTTCCATTAGAGGCCTCGCTTTGCGCGGCGCGCCAGGGTCGCCTCGATCTCTTCTCGCAAGGACGCGGCCAGTCCCTCTAGGATCTGCCCACGGAATGCATCCCAGGAAGGTGTCAACATCGGTTGAGGTGAGACCGCACCAACGTACTTTCCGCTTTCGTGAAAACGAGGCTCTGTGCCAAATTCCAGTAGATGCGCGTGAGGTGCGGAAGGAGTTGCGCCAACATACATAGTCACCGCTGTGGTGCTGTTTTCCGCTTTCTGCTGGTTTCTCTTGAGCTTGGAGGAAACAGCGAATGCACTGTCGTCAGCGCCAGGCCATAGCCCGTTCGCCATATCTGCGACAGGCTGCAGCTCCTTCGACAGCGCGCGGCGTACAACGGCTTTCGATGTAGCCTTAGGCAGCGCAGCGAGCGCGTTATCAACCTCTCTTAGGCCTTCGACCTTGAACAAAGACTTCATGTGCTGACATCCCTAGATGGGGTGCTCCGAGGTTTCGACACTCAAGAACACCCATTTGCTGTCCGAGATCGCGTCAACCTCAAGGACATTGTAACGCACTCCGGGGAGCGGATCCTGATCGTCGTGTCCTTCCGGAAGTCCTCGTTTCACCGTGCGCATACGGACGTTTTGAGCCAGAGACCGAGCGGTACCCAGTTTCCGGATCCGCACTCTGAAAATGGACCGACCCTGCAAGCGGGCCGCGTCGACACTCTCGGATCCTCTCATGAACATGAACTCAGCGCGGCAGGTTCGGATCTCGGTCCAAACATCGATCGTACCACCCATACCATCGGGATGACCGTGAACGCGACGGTCAAACGCTACAAGCTCTTTTAGCCTGCCGGCTCCAGCTCTGTTCTTCATGAGTCTCACCCTCTCACAAAGGAATGCGCCAGCGCGCCAAAAGAGCACCAACTGGTGCCGGCCAGCCACTATTCACATCTACCGGCATGATGGCCTCACGATGCTCATACCAAAGACCGACGATCATCTTGATGGCGACTTTCAACCCCGGCGGACAGGCGTTGGCACCACCGAACCCGGCGCTGATCGAAATCCTGACAGGCCAGCTTGTATCTTTTAGCACTGGCATCTGCGTGCCGCCAACCAATGCCAACTGCGTCCGCTGCGAGGGTCGCGCATTCAGCTCATAGGCTCCTTCCGGCAAGGTCTGCTCCGCCCCGGACGCATCCAGATAGGTGATGGTTACCGAACGAACCGGCTCTAGCGGAAGATCAAGTTTCACGGGAAAGCTTGGCAGCTCCAAGAGCCAAGTCTGTGTGATAATGGCCCGCCCAAGGATACCGGACGGGCCATCTAGGTAGTCCACTGCCGCCGCAATAAGACCCTCGAGCAGCTGATCATCTTCGGTGTCATCCGCCTCGACACGGCAGTGCCTTTTTGCCTCCTCGAGCGACACAGGAAGATCAGCCGCTGGCGTGGTAAGGGTCAGACGCATTCGTCAGGCCTTTTTTGCAGTGGATTTCTTGGTGGTATCCGATGAGGACCCTGACGCAGATTTGCTGGGTTTGGCAGAACCCCCTGAGGCCCCAACGGTGTCGGTTGATGTGGCGTCATCCGAACCTGACGCATCGGCAGCATCCGCTGCGCCAGGATCTCCGGTGACGGTCTCAGAGGCTGCGGGTGACGACTGATCGCCGCTTCCCGTTTCAATCACCACCGTACTGAGATCGATGCCCGGCCCATTCCCAGCCTCTGTGCCAGATGCAACATCGACAACGGCATCGTCGCGATCCACCGGGCGCCCCAGCTCATCGGCGGTTTCGGTCTTCAAGGCACGTTTAGCGCCAGGAAGAACAGCAATACCACCCGCGATCAACTTGTCCGCCAACGCATCATCGAATCCGGCGATTTCGCCTGGTTGATACATGCGATAGGATTTCAGAAACTCGACAGACTTCATGCTGGCAAGCGGTCCGCACCGCCGAATACGAGGACGGATGACAACGCGGCCGTGTCGGTATTGGCCGCACTGAGATCGGGGGTGAAGTTCGCGCGGATGTAGCGCCCCGCCCCCATGATAGCTGCATCGAGCTCGAGGGTGCCAGTGACGGCTCCACCACCGGAGGGGCCCGTTGCAACCACGGCGCTCGCAGCAGTGGTCACGGCTGTGGCACCGCTGAGATTCGGGTCGTTGCTGGACTCGACTTCGCAGGCAATCGACAGCGTTTCTCCCTCCGCGAGGGTCGCTGAGAACGGGATGGCGAGTACGCAGCTTTGCGGGAAACCGATCTCGCCTCGATCGATGATGGCGCCCACCACTTCGACGTTGTCGCCTGCCCCGCCTGCCGTCGCTGCGACGTTGGCGGTGGCGCGCATAACCGAAATCAGCGCGCCGATATTTCGTAATTGTGTGGTCATGACATGTCTCCTCAATCTGACCGAAGGGGAATGGCGGGCCCGACTGGGCCCACCGGCTCAGGATCAGAGGCCGGGTGCCCAAGTAACGCCCGTTAGGACGGCCACGGCTGGCAGATGGCGCAGGCCAATGTCATGCTGCATGATCATCCGCATCAGTGTCTCATCGCGAGAGAACGCGGCCTGCATATTGCCCGCGGAGTCCTTGTAGGCCGCTTCGGTAGACATCGCGACTTCAATGCCCATGTGCTCACCAACAAGGATGTGACCCGGATGCGCCAGCATGACTTCAGACTCGTTGCCGCCCACACCAAGGTTGCTTGGGATCTCGGTGGTGATATGCACCGGTTTCATGCGCAGCTGGCCATTGGCCATCTCTGGATAAACCTTGTTGCCATTGCCATCACGCAGGTTGGTCAAGAACATCGCAACTTGCGGCGACATGATCCAATGCGCCCCGGTTACCACGACGTTGTTGTTCGCCAGAGCGAGCTCGAGGCGGCCGAGATCGTTGTCCACCTTTTGCAGATCCGGCGCAGCGGTCATGGTCAAGACATGGGTCGCAGCGAAAGGCGTGCCAGTGTGCTGGAAACGAAGACCCTTTGGCGCATAATCTGTTCCCGCGCCGCGCAGGAAGTGGCGATCCTGGATCTGCGCGGCATCGGCCAGTGCATCATCGCGCACCATTCGGTCGACGGCCGTTGAGGCTGTGCGCAGCAAGTCATTGGAAATCGGGATGATCCCGCTCAGCTTCTTCGCCGACAGCTTCACCTGACCATACTCGTATCCGGTTGCCTTGATGTCCTGCTGCTCACCGCCATATTCGAAATTTGCTCCGCTCGCGCGGCGGTTTGTGGTCATATTCCCGTTCGGCATGGGAACAATACGCGGGCCCATCGCGGTGACGACACTGAGCGGACGCAGTAGCTCGATCACCTCGCCGGAAACATCTTCCGGCACCAGAAACCCGCCGGCGGTACCGTTGGACATGTTTTGATTAGCAAAAAGACCGCTGTCCCCGCTCGCCTCGGCGATCTGCTGGGCAACATACTGGTTGCCGCCCGCCGCCGCGATCGTGCGCACCATACGAGCGAACTGCAGGCCCGGCTCTTTCGGGGTTGCGGGTGCAGTCGGTGCGCTACCGGCTTCGGTTCCCGACGCCCCCGGCAGCGGCGAGGCTGGACGCGCGGCCTCAGCGCGGCGGCGTTCAACATCTTCAAGGCGGGTCAGCTCTGCCGTCACATTATCATCTTCAGCCTTCAGGGACTCGAATTGTGCAGTCTGCTCCTCCGTCCAGTCTTCACCATCGCCGATCGAAGCCACGAGGGCATCCATCTGGTCAATGATACCCGCGCGGCGGGCTCGCAGTTCCAGGATCTTATCCATGGTCAGTTCCTCATTGCGGCGCGCCGCCGCGTTTCGATTTCAGCGGCCGCGTGCGCACTGCGACCCGCTCCAGTTTTCCGGGTGCGCCCGGAACCTTCAGTCAGCACCCCCTCAAGGGTGCCAATGCGATCAGCCATGCCCGCCTCGATGGCGCGCGTGGCCGAGAGCATTGCGCCGCGGCCGAAATCGCTTCGAACGCGATCAGGCGAGACGCGGCGACCAGCGGCCACATCCGCGATGAACACCTCCTCGACGGCATCGATGTCCTTCTGGATAGCCGCCCGACCTTCTTCCGTGGACGGATCTGGGCGCTTGGCGGGGGCGTTGCTGCTGACGATTTCGTAAGACCGGCGCCCCTGGTTATCCGCCGCCTCCTGCCGAGACAGCGACGCAACCACCCCGATCGAGCCGACCGACGCAGAACGATCCATCACGATCTCGCCAAATTGACTGCAGAGCCAGTAAGCCGCCGATGCACAGTTGCCGGTGACAAAGGCGGTGATCGGCTTTGTGGTGGCGCGCAGCGTTTCAGCCGCCTCTCCGAGGCCGGAAACCACGCCGCCCGGGCTATCCACCACCACGACGATCCGATGCACATCACTCGACGCCTGCGCCACGCGGATGTCCCGCATAAAGGCGTTCAAGGAAGTTCCGTCGGAAGAAGCGTTGATCATCGAGGCTCGGGGAAAGATCGGTCCGAACATCGGCACTACCGCAGATCCATCGCGGATCGTGCTCATGCCCGCTCCCTCGAGCCGCGTCCCGACCGCAGCGACGGCCGACAAATTGGCCTCGAGGCGCGGAATGTGACCATCCTGCGCGATCCGCTTCAGCACATCCTCATCAAGGGCGCGCAGCGCGATGGCTTCGATCGCATCGAGGTAATCTGGCATGATCGCCCAGGGCTGCGCCCGAATGGCCGCAACCAGCGCCGTCAATTCCTGTTTCATGATTGGTCTCCGCTGGTGTCTTCGGTGCTGCCCGGCGCCGCAGATGCTCCCGCAACTTGCATGTTCGCCGGCATCCAGTAGTCCGTCCCCGCATTGCCTTCGATGTTGGGAAGGTTCTCGTAGCTGCGCAGTTCGTTGCCGTTCACCATGCCCATCTGGCGTTGCAGCCAATAAGCCTCCATCCTGCTCTTCAGGTCGCCTCTGACCAGCTGGGCAGTAACGTGTTCAAAGTAATACCCGACCTTGGCAAAGGCCTTAGTCGCGGCCTGGGCAACCCGCGTGTAATGCGGGCCCAGGTGATAGATGACGAACTCGAGGCTTTGCTGCTCAATGTTTCCGAAGGTGGCGCGCGACAGATCAAAGATCAGATGCGGCGGCACACCCCAAATCCGGGCGAGATCGACCACTTGAAACTGTCGCGTTTCCAGATATTGGCTGGATTTCAAATCATGAGCCAAGAACTCGGCCTTTAGATCTTGATCGAGGACAGCAACCATATCGGCGTCCGGACCCGAATACATTTGGGTCCAGTCGGTCTTGATCCGATCCTTATCTGTGGGCCCAATGGCTTTCTCGCTGGTCAGCACCGTCGAAGGGCGCCCGCCCTTGTTCCAGAACCGGGCTGCGTGATCCGCTGTCGCAATCGCGCCGCCCAAAGCATCGCGGGCGTATTGCACTGGGTTGAGACCCTGAATTCCGTCCCGAGAAAACCCGCCAACGTGAAAGATATCGCGCGCCGGGAAACGCTCATGGCTTCCATCCGGCAAGGTCGCATCGAAAAACAGGATCGTTCCTTCAGCGCGATCGAAGTATTCGACCGGCTGGCAATGGCCGGGTTTTAACCGGGTCACCGCCTTCACCTCCCCGCGAAAATCCCGGCTGACATAGCCGTAGAAATTCCCGGTCAACAGGATGTCCGCCAACAAGAGCTCGAAGAAGGCATAGGCGGTCTGGTGGCTGTTGGGGCCCAGCCGGAACAGCTGCGCAGCTGGATTGCCCTCGGCCGACATCCGCCCCCTGTCGGTCTTATGGTAGAAGTGCAGCGGCGTCATCGCAAAGACGCCAGTCAGGATACGAAGCGCTTGCAAGGTCGCCGGAATGGTCAAGGCGGTGGTTTCGCTAACTGGAACACCAGCTTTTGATCGACCGCCTGCGGCGACAAAACCCCTCCATTGACGTTCGCTCGAAACCGAGGTGTCTGAAGCGGCAGACACCGGGGGTTCAGCGCGCACGGCTGGTTCAGCCAGCGTCGCCGCTGGCCGAAGGAAATCAAAAATTCCCATTCTCACATCCCGTTGTAAACGAAGGTCTTGGACCCCGCCGCAACCGGATTGCGGCTCATCAAGGTAAAGGCGTTCATGCCGGCAATCAGCGGGTCGATCTTGGCCCTCCCCGCGGCCTCTTTGGTCATCCGCACGGCAGAACCGCGCTGTTCAACCTTGGCGTTGCCAAGCACCCACTCCATCATCGGTTGCCCGCTGTGCAACAGCGTGCCGTCTTTCAGCTTCCGCTCCATGCCCCAGATCGCCGGTGACAGGCGCCAGTCTTGACCGATGTTGCGCAGCTGATCTTCCGCGACACCGATCGACATCAATTCTTCGAGGATCGCGTAGACCTGCACCGTATCCAGCCCGATTGCGGCCTCATCCGGCAGCAACTGCGCCTCGAGAAGCTTGCCAACAATCCGCGCTGCGCCCTCGATATCGCCCGTTGGCTCGTCCTCACCCAGTAGAATAAGATCGCCAGCCTTGGCGAAATCACCTAGACGCGACGCAATCTCCTTACGCACCCGCAGCACTTCTGGATGCGCCCAGGCGTGGAACCACATCAACCAATTTTTGGTCTCGATCTCCCGCCCGACCACGGCCAGCCCAAACAGGTCATCCAGACCGCCGCCGTCTAACCCAACAACCGCCACGTCAGACCGGGCAATCAACTCATCAAGGCCGAACGTCTGCGGCCCTGCCTTCTTCCAGTAGTGCGCTCCGGTCCATCCGCCACCGAGGCCGACGCCGATTTCGACGTTGAAGTGCTGAGAGGCCAGCAGCTGCAGCTCTTTCGGCCCTTTTTCCCGCGCCTTGACCAGCTGGTCCTGCAGGAAGGCCGGATCGACAGACCGGCCGAGGTGTGGATTGACCAGCGCCCAAGTCTCTTGCTTCTGCCAGCTTTTGGCCAGCTTTTTGGGCAACTCATAGAGCACGGCCAACATCGGCGACTGCAACCGCCCGTCCCGCACGGCACGCGCGGTCTCGAGCTCAGCCTTGAACACGCCGGCGGGCTGTTCTTTCGATTGGGTGGTGATCTGCATCACAAACCCTTCAGGCCGGGATGCCAATGCCCCCCGCAGTTCGAGAAAAACTCCGTCCGCCTTGCTCTTGCGGGCAAACTCGTGGGTTTCGTCAATCATCGTATAGGTGGCCTTGCCACCGGTGATGACGTCCCCATCCGCCGCCTTTACCGAGATCTCCGCCTTGCTGACCAGATGCGTGATCATCCGGGCGTGATCTTGAATATGGAACCGCTTGTCCAGCTCCGGATCGGCCCGGATGATCCCCTTGATCTGCTTGAAGGAGATCTTGGCGATCGTCATCGTAGGCGCGATCAGCAGCAGCTCCGCTTCAGGCCGTTCGTTCATGATGCAGGCGGTCAGGATGATCGCCGCCGCGATCGCCGACTTCCCGTTCTTCTTTGGGATCAGCAGGAAAAATTCCCGCAGCATCCGCCGTTTCTTGACTGGGTCGTAGCTGCCGAAGATCGCACGCACCAGATCAAAGACCCACTGATCGCTGACCTCGCCGTAGGTAGGTTGCCCGATAAGATCGGGAACCCGAAGCCGTTTGAAGATCCGCAGCGCCCGCTCAGCTGGCTCGTCCCACAACGGAAGATCCGGGATCAGCGATTGCCGATTGAGGATCCGCTCTTCCCAGTCCGGAACCGCCGTGGACCAAGCCGCCCGCTCAGCAGGATCAATGAACGCATCGAGCATGGATCAAACCTCAGTTCGGGCGAAATCCGGGCAGATCGAGATCCGCGCCCCATTCGCTATCCTCAGCGCTTTCATGCGCCGCCTGTCGCGCGGCCTCTTTCTTACCGAGCTTTGTTTCTCGATCGGGCTTCTCAGCATCCCTGCCCGACTGAGCATCATCGAGGCGTCGGCTGGCCCCCATCAGGTCGTTCTTTTCCAGCATCTGCATCAAAAGCCGCTCGGCCCCGATGTTGCCTGCCTCGGCCGCCGCCCAGGTCCGCTCGAACCGCCGCGCCTCGAGCCGATCTCGCATTTTGTTCCGCTCACCGAGCTCGGATCTAAAATACCGCTTTAGCGTCGGCTCCGAGATCGCATTGCCCGTGCGCGGATCCACGATGCACGAGGCAATTCGACTATTCGACCAGCCCAAGCCAAGTAACATACTGACTTTGCGTGCATTTTCCTCAGTCCACTGAAACTTGGGACGCCCTCGCTTCCCTTTGGTCGAAAAGACAGGGTTCCCAAAGAGGTCAAAGGCGTCCGGATTTTCATTCTCGGCCAAAAAAATTCTCCACATGAGAGAGGCGCCGGTTTGGGTATTCCGCCCCTCGGAGGGATCAGACCCCCCCTATGCCCCCAGCGATCCGCTCGGCGGCCTCAGTGCGCTGTTTCTCCCTGTCGTGGCAGGGTTTGCACAGGCACTGCAGGTTATTGAGGTCCCAGAACAGATCTGGATCCCCATTGTGACGCCGAACGTGATCACCGATGAGCTTCGATGTGTCAGCCTCAATCGCCCCACACATCTGGCAGGTGAAGAGATCACGCTCGAAGCACTGCATCCGCAGCCTGCTCCAGCGTGCTGTGCTGTACCACTTCCGCCATGCATGTTGCTGTCGGCGTGTCGTGTCAAAGTCGGTCTTCAAGGCCGCAACGCGCGGCTTCAATCCCTGAAGCATTGGCTCCAGTCTCTTCAGCTTAGGCATCAGCGCCTCGAACTAGGATAGAGAAAGCCCGGTATCGATGATCGCTCCGGGCACATTACAGGCGGGTCACTCTGAGCGTTTCTAACCAGAGTCCGCCGCCCACCTTCCGGGGCGCTGCCGCGTATCGCGCGGGGACCTGCCGGAATGGGGCTATGGTTTGGGACGTTAGTCGCGGCTCTTATTCCCAGTCAAGTGTTTCGCTGAATCGCAACAAGGTCAGCTATCGGCGTCGTCGTTAGCACCTCGCGCCCAAAGAGCTTGAAGCTTACCTTGGCGCCATTGTCCGCGAGGACCTGAACTACTTCGCAATGGTGCCCGACGAAAGCGCCCGATTTGAACAGCGCAGCCTCACCACGCTGGATCGACTGACGACGTCGACGCATACGCTCCTCTGCGCGACGCGCCCGATCGGCGTCTTCATCAACCCGGCGCATAGCATGAAGGGAACGCAGGTCGTTCGGGAGGATTACGCCCCACGCGCCATCTGCACGCGTGAGCGCGCCCTGTATGAACGGGCAAGCCAGCACCTCATGCGGCATAGCCTCACCGGGAAAGCGAGCGAACACATAGCCCGGCAGGTAACGGCGATGGTATTCACGCGTCCTTCCAGCTCTCGTAGTACGGCGCGTAGTGACCGGGTGAAAGCCATAGACACCACGTCGACGAAGCCATGCCTCAGCCTGATCTTCCTTCTGCGGTAGCACAAACAGTGCATGCCACCGCACCGGACCAGGATTGCATAGCACGCTGCCTGCCACTGCCGAACGACCTGTCATGTTCACCCTCATCATCATTTCCACTGCCCTTTTTTGCCCGTTACGCTTTGACTTGAGTGTAACGCCACCGTAACGGCCCACGTAACTCCTCCAAGCCCCTGTTTATTAATGTCTTTTTGTTATCAGATAGATTTAAGTTACGGCGTTACGGTGGATATGTGCACACCGTTCACGCGCCTGCCCGTTAGGGAGGCTCTCCCTGCGGCGTAACGCCGTAACTTCACTGGACTTTCTCAACACTTCTGAAGTTTTTTCAATGTATTGCCTCCGTTACTTAAGGCGTTACGTTTGCGTTACGTTCGAACTCAAACGTAACGCCCATCCAACCTATCAGTTGCTATCCTCCCCCTCGTTCGAGGCGGTTTCTTTGATATAGCCGGGGAGGAAACGCGCGGGCACAACGAGGCCCCTCTTGGGCCTACCATCAACTCTGACTGGCTTTGGCGCAGGAGCCACCTCAGGCATGGTATCCAGCGCAGCGCGGTGCCCACCGCCACGCCACCGCGTGTTCGCGAGCGCCTTGTTAAGCTGCGGGTTCTCACCGTTTGCCACGAAGAGGTCGCGCTGCCCGCGCTCGCCTCTCATGACCCTCAGCCCCAATCGAGCGAGGAGCTTGTTCTGGTATTCGCCCGACTTCACGTCCTGGAACTCCTGGATGGTCTGGATCAACTCGCTAACCGAAATCATGCCACCGTGATCCTTGTGGATCATCGCCCCGAATATCCACGTCAGCAGGCGCTCACCTTCACCTTCCTCCTCAGCCTCGCGGGTCTCCTCGACAAGCGGGAGTGCCATGGCCAGAGCGCGCTCCATGCGCTTCGGATCGGCCTGATTTGTCTCAGGATCCACCAGCGGCCTCTCGAACAGCATCAGGTCCCAGCCGGCAAGCAATGCGCCTACCGTGTCTCCTGCACGTGCCTGGGCGCCGAGGCTCTGCACAAGGCTGTTGTAAACCCGGAACGTGCTATCCCAACGCTGGGACGCGAGGCTTAGCATGCGCCTCCAAACCCGGGGGCCAAGCTCCTTTGCCCTTCGTTCCAACTTGTCGAGCTCGACCGCGTCATGCGCCGGATCTGAAGATTTCTCTCTAACCTTCAGAGGAACAACGACAAACCGGGACCTATCCTGTGGCGTCATGGATCCTGGAATGATCGAGCCCAGAAGGCCCGCGCCGTAAATCTCAAAGCGAATACCAGTATGGTCGGAGGTCCCTCGCTCCACCCGCGCGCCATGCGCATCGGACATCAGACGAAACAGAGCGATTACATCTTCGATGTCGCCAGTCCCGGTGCCCTCGGCCTCATCAAAGATCCTTGCAATCGCCATCCGGTTGGTTGTCTGCCGGATCGAGGCCGATGACCCGCTGCTCTTCACACCTGTCGACATCCCACCGAGCAGCGAAGATATCACCTCGAGCAACGTTGTTTTACCGGCACCAGAACGCCCACGGATCCACATATGGCTGCGCCATCGGGGGTACTGGCCTAGTGCCGCCTGACCAATCCAACCTATCACGAGATCCACGGCATCTGGAGAGACCCAGTTCCAACCATCGCGAAGCGCCATCCGGATGATGTTCATCTCCTCAGCAGTAGCCGCGACCCCATCCGGGAGGCCCAGCGTCGGCACTGCGGGATAGAGGTCACTACCGATCATGCGCCCGACAACCTCTTCTTCCGGCGAGGTCTCGACAGTTTCGCCGAGGTGGACAACCGGATGCACAGATCCGCCACGCCAAGTCCCGAAATGGCGGACCGGTTTCGATGGATCATAGAGCGGCATCTCGGCACAGGCCTGCATGAGCTTGTCGGCCGCATTTGCAGGGTTGAAATCTGTATCCTTGCGCGCGTCAGGCGGCGCGATGTCTTTCAGGTGCCGTTTCGGCGTTGTGCTGCCAGCCAGCAATGACACCAGATTGGCACGCTGACTCAAAGCACCAGCGGTCAAATCGATCCTCTCACCGCGTGCATTGAGGAAATAGTACTTCCCTGCGGACATACCGAGCGGCTGCACGGGAAATCCTTCGGGCAAGATCGACGACGGCTTGCCGCGGCCCTGTTTTCCACCACGCCCCGCCCTACCCGCTCCAGCACCCGATTTTCGCGCTGGCCCTCGTGGCTTCTGAGGTGGCGGGCCATCATCCATCGGAGCGATCACTTCTTCATTTTCGAAATCCGCTTGCAGCGCATCGCTATCCTGCGTCATGGCTGCCCTCCTTTCCTGCAATTGGCCCGTTAGGACTCTTTTGATTGACTAAACTCGTGCGCGAGCGTCGCTGCCCGAAACAGCAACAGGCACCATTCCTCCAGCTCACGTGCGAGCCCATAGTCGCCATCGCTGTCGGCCGTGACCGCGAGCTGACCGGACAAGCCTGCCTTCCAAGCGAGCCAACGCGACATTGCCACCAGCTCGCAGGCATCAAGATCTGGATGCCGCGCGGCGTAGAATTCCTCCGCAGTCTCGCTGATAGGTTCGGCCTGTCTGGCATCATCGGGACACAGGAACTCGATCTGCATGGGTTACGCTCCACCCTTCGCAGCGGAGCCGATCCGCACGATCGACGCCCGCAAGCCGGGGCGAATGTGCATCGACCGCTTCAGACCGCATTCGAGCTTCTGCCGCGTGCCAGTCCTGTCATCTTCCTGAAGGAACACGAGGCGCTTCACCCAATGCGGCGCGACGAATGAGATCTCATCTGACAGATCAGGCAGACCCGAGTATCGAACACCCTTCTGCCGCTGCATCTTGCCGGACAGCACCTTGAGATCCACAACAGCCCAATAGGCCGCATCCTCCAGCCCGTGTGGGCGCAACGCATAGGCGCGCAGGGCCGCTTCCAGGCTACGTGCTACTACCAGAGCCGTGGCTGCCTCTGGCCAAACCAGCGGCAGGAATCCCCCTTTACAGGATCCGCGCACGATCTCTGCAGGCATGAGATCCCCGTTCCTTTGAATGCTTGCGCGCCCATGCGGCGGCTTTGGATCAACCCAAATTTGGTTGACGCCAAGCAGCTGGCCTGCCTCAGAGAAGATCCCGCCGAGGACACAAGGCCCGCGATGCAGCTCGTGGTAGAGGCCTCCGGACTTCTTCATGTACGGATGGTCAAGCACGAACCTGAGATTTGCAGGAATTTCATCCAACTGGATGCCCTGGGAGGCAAGATAGGCAGCAACGACGCCGCGCGATCCGGGGATTGACTTACGCCACAGGCTGCGCGCATCTGCCACCGCCTGGCGGCGATACGGGTCGTTCAGCGTTCCGGCGACTACAGACTGCGATCGCGGCCGATCCGAAATCGGGATGACCGGCGTGATCGTGTCGAATGGATCTCCTGTGTCCACTAGATCAAACCCATCTTTCACGGTTTCACCTTGGAGAAAGTGCCGGCCGGATCGGCCCTTTCCAAAAACTTGCGCCGATCCGCATCCGCCATGACTTCCCAGAAGGCGACGAACAGACGCTTCCGAGCCGCTACGGACAGCTGCGTGCGTTCCAGACGGCGGATACCCGCGGCGACATATGCCTCCAGTTCAGCAGGGTGTGCGATATCGGCCCAAAACCTTGCGTCTCCGCGCAGATCACCAAACACATCGAGCTCTGGCATGCCTGCGCCGGCATCATCCAGCCAGGACACCAAGAGGGTCGAAACCGTTCGGACATCCTCTGGCTGCACCGCCTTCAGCAGCACGCACAGCTCAACGAGCAGAGATCCTCGACGCCCTCTCTGGGTCGCCTCCGGTTTGCCCTCACAGCATTTGGCGTCCTGAACATTCAACGGACCGCCCTCAAAATGGGGCGACTTGCCGTTCGACCGAAATCAACCGCGGTCATCCGTCCCCTCCCTCAGGCGGAAGATATGAACCAAGCTCGCCGCTACGCGCCGATTGGCGCAGGAGAGCCTTGAACGATTTTGCTGCAAGCGCGTAGTCAGACCATTTCGCAAACTCAGGTTTCTCGCGCATCACGCCGATCCGGTCCCGTACACTGACCAAGTTTGCTTTCGAAACGAAGGCCTCGAGGTTCAGCTCGCACATCTCAGGTTCATCCCAGAGTGTGGCAAACCAAGGCCGCAGAATACGGGCTTGATACAGCTGCGGATCCGCGGCGCATGCGGATCCGGATAGTGCCCGCAATGCCCGCGTCACGATTGATGCGCCATTCTTCTGGGACGTGTATCCCCGCACCAACCCGATGGCATAGATCTCACGGGCCTCGCGGTTGCGAGCAGACTTGTTGTAGGGCATGAGCCGACAGCCGCTGGCGCTCACCGCGGCATCAGCAATGCGCGCCGATATATCACCCGCCGCAAGCCCCGCCTTGAACAGATGGAACGCCGAGACATTGGTCCGAGCCGAATTGATCGCCGCGAAACAGGATGCCTGTTCAGGCGGCGCAATATTCGCGACCATTGCCGGAACCCGTACCAACCCCCTCATGGCGGCAGCATGCACGCGGTGCTGACCATCGATGATCGCATACCTGTCAAAGCCCTCGCCGCTGGGGGCAACAGTAATCGGAGTGAACTTGGACCAATCAAACTTGATCGCGATTTTTCGGATAACACTCCAATTCTTTGCACCGAGCGGACGCTGGTAGAGGTCATTCACGACAAGATCGGAGATCTCTAACCAGCGCAATTCCGGCTCGGATACAGGCGCTTTCACCTGGACCGGTGGCTGTTCTGATACATCGATTGGTCGAAGTGTCATGCGTCATCTCCATCTGTCGAAAGATCTGCCTCAAGCTCATCGAAACGATGCGCCAAACGGCGCAGTTGCGTCCCCATCCCGCGCTGCACGAACCCGGTGAACATCGGGCGCATAAACTTGGCTTCGGTCGCCTCACCCGCGATCAGGGCAAAGGTCTTGCCGTTCTCAGGATGGTCACAGAGCTCAAACAGGATATGCCCGACGCGGAATTGCTCCCGATCAAAGGTCTTGGGGTCCGGATGCCGCGAACGGCTGCGTGAACTATGTACGCTCATGCGACTGCCCCCTGAAAAAGGGGCGCGTAATCGCATTTGCCATCACGCGCCCAGGTTCCGCAGGGAGGAGTTGTAGGGGCTGCATGCAGGTCACCTGCCCCTCCATCGGTGGTGTCCTCGGCAAGGCGCTCGCCGACACCTGCTGCATTAGTGCCTGCAACCAGTGCTTTACGCACGTCGCGGTTGCAGGCATCGTTCGGGGTGCAAGCCAACCGAACGAAAGGGAATATCCCGTGACGGATACGAAACGCCTCGAGCAGCGCATTGCGGAACTCGAACGCCAAGTCGAAAACCTGCACGAACAGCTCGTCGATACCACTGACCGAGCGGATGCGGCGCTTATGCTTGTTGACTTGATTTTGGCCTACAATGCCAAAGGCATCACGCTGACCGCACAGGAAATCGAAAGGGTCGCACCACACATATATGACCTCAAGTACAACTCTAGCGCAGGCTTCATCACCGGTATTGCCGACGGGGTGGAAGAGACTCTGCACGCGATGGATCAAATTCCGGATCCCCAGGATAAACCCTGACAGGCACGCCGTTGCGCCTTGCCACGTGGCAAGGGCCTCTCTCACCTCCGTTGTGGACCCGAACCAGCATGGCCCGTTTTCCGGGGCTGTATTCTGCAAGGCTTGGATGATCGACCGTGAACGGCTCGGGCGGTTCGCAATCTGCCAGACGTCGCGCCATGAGAGCGTCATACTCGACCTCGAAACGATAGCTGACGCTGAACAAGTACCGGCACCAGTGAACGATTGTGCCTCGAATGGGCTTTTTGGACATTGCGGCTCTCCCTCTTGGTGGACGGGGGCTGCATGCAGGTCACCTGCCCCTCCATCGGTGTCGTAAATAGCGCCACTCCAGGCACAATTACCTACAGCATTAACATTCGAGACATGCGTCATTGCCCATCCCCCGCGACCGATCGACGGATCGGCGCCACGCCAGCATTCAATTCGCTGAGCATCGCGTCATAGGAGGCGATGGCCCGGCCACTCTGTTCGTGCACATCGGCCGCTTCTTTGCGGGCGCGCTGGATGGTTTCGCGGCTGGGCTTCTGCTCGGCGCGTGCCACCGCCTCGACCATCTCCGTACTTTCGCGCAGCATTTCGAGGTGATGCGCCAAGATCTCCTCGGCACCGGTCGCGTCCTCACATTCCCGGTTCAACAGGTTCACGAAGGATCGATCCCCCGTGGCCTTGGTCAGTGCCAGAACACAAAGAAAGCTGATATCGAGGTGCCCGTTTTGCACCTTCGACAGAGTTCCGGCTGCGATCCCCTCTCCAGTCTCCGCCTCGATCGCCGCACAGGCCGCGGGGATGCCGCCTGCCCGCTTGATCAGCGCCTTGGCCATATGTGCAGAAAGCTTCTTATCCATCGGAAACTCTTATTCCTTGGGGTTTCAGGGATCCGCGCCCTAACTGAGGGCATGGAACAGGGTCACATCAGGAACGGTTCACCCCACACGCGCCGCGCGATCTTCTTCGGGCGGCGGGTTGTCGAGCATGTAGGCGCGAATCCGGTCAGCAGTTTGAAGGGTCGGGCTTCCTACGCCCTCCTCCCATCGCGCCCACTTACCTCCACTTACACCCACCCTCTGAATGACGGTGGACGGAGAGACGCCAAGTCTCGCAGCATATTCTCGAACTTCAGCCACAAACTGTTCCATAAGCCGTTGATAGGCTTTTCGGCCTATTTTAGTCAAGGCCTATAAGCCGATGGAGTGCATAGGTGCTGTAGGCCTAAAATACCGCATGATTTTCCATGCTCCAGATCATCCAGCGGAACCCCATCAGGAGGTTACAGAACCCTTTCTTGTAAGGTTGAAGGCGGTCATTGATGAGGACCCCGCCCTCAATGAATCCAACCTCGCAACCAAAGCCGGGCTGGCGAACAGCACAATTCGGAAGATGTTTCGAGACAACAAAAGCCCGCGTGTCTCCACAATGCGAAAGATTTGCGCCGCCCTGGGGACGACGCTTGAGGAGTTTATGAGCGAGGCTCAGACCGCAGAAGAGAAAGAGATCGTTCGCCTAGTAATGAAACTGCCCGCGCCGCTGCGCCAGAAGCTTCTAGCTTACGGAGAAGGTCTCGCTGCCGCTGCGGGTCAGTCTCCGCAAGCAGGCGATGAAGAAAATCAATGAGTTGTTGGTCGGTCAATTGTCATCTCCAAATCCCCACCCGCAAGTCACCGTAAAACAACCCATGGCAGAAGTGCTTCGGTCGATTTTCACCCGATGGCCGAGCGCACCGGTTCCGCTTCCCACTTGGGTGAGAGCAATATGAAATGCAGAGCTTTACTGAGATGAGCACTTCTTACTTAGCCGCACCGTCAAAATACTTTGACGGGCGTAATGTCAGACTTACGAGTGGTTGATCTTATTCCGCCGTGGCTATCTGCCATAACCTCAATAGCAGCCCTGATCGTCTCCATCCTTGCGTATCGCCGGTCTGGCCCAAGGCACTGGCCATCCGCTTGGCTGACCTTAGAGACCCGCGGTGACGCTGGCGCTCGCCTGAGTGTTCATTTCAAAAACGACACTGAAACCACATTCCTAATTAAGTCGCTGACAGTTCAATCCAGCAAGGGATTGATCGCACCAATGAAGCGCGTAGAAACACCGAGGTCCTTGAACGCTGATCCTCAGCGTTTTGAGCTTGAATCAGAAACTTTTACCTCCTTCCTGCCAATGTCACTCACCGTCTCACCGGGATCCTCCGAAAGGGCCGACATCGGCTTAAGGCTTGCAACAGGCGCACGGGCGGCGAGCGACGTTCGGATCAAAGTTTCGATTGCCGCAATGCGATCAACCAAAAGAAAGAGGACAATACTCATTCCAATTGATATACCAGAGGCCAACACAGCCACTGCATTCAAAACCTGATTGATCGCTTCCATTCACTCCCCCCTCCAACCCCGCTCCGGCGGGGTTTTTCTTTGCCTGACGACGCCTGCGACCCACACCAAGTAGGCCTACGTCGCACAAGCGCGTAACATGTTCGCGACGTCGATTCTACAAAAATGAGGCTTTTTGGCCTATATCATGTTGACATAGGCTTTTCGGCCTATATTCTCACCCCCATCAGCCGATGGAGGATTGTATGCCGACCCACCCGTTTTCAGACGCCACCGCCATCCTTGGCAACCCCGAGCGCCATGCCGGCTCCCCCGAGGTCTTTCACTTCGCTTGGGCAGAACTGAAAGCGCAACGCGGCCAGGGCATGCGCGCCTCCAACCTTCCCGGCTCTCTGCATGATATCCGCCCCCAACGCAGCATCATCGAGACTGTGCGAGAGATCGCGACCCGCAAGGGGTACCGGCTTGCGCAACCCCGCCCCGTACCGGGAGATCGCCGCGCATGACGCCCTGCCCTATCGCCACTTTCGCCCGCACGCTATTGGCCCTGCCAGCCAATGAACGGCGCGACAGCTTTGCCACTGCCGTGATTGAGGCAGGCGGCACCTACCCGGTCGAGCTGGCAACGTGCACGCCATTCGAGGTGCAGCTTGCAGGCTATTCCGCTCTCGCACACAGCGAGGATGCCGCCATCTGCGCCTGGGCGGAGGAAGTGATCAAGCATGCCGATCAGGTCGAGGATGATGGGTTTCTTACCATACATCCCCGACTGCAGCAGGGACCTGTGCCCGCAGATCCCTGCTGAGGCACCCCGGCCGGGAGCGTTCGAGCAGGCTCCCGGCCAACCATTCCAGTTATGTCCGGGCGCGGCACGCAAATTCCATCACTCACGCGAAACCGAGCCGCGCCCAGAAGTAAGGAGACTCTCATGGCAGAGGTAAAAAGTAATCGCCGCCTATGAAGCGGCCACCTAAACCGGATGCCTTCCCCTAAGGTCGCAGATTGCTTTGCCGATATGGCCGCCGGGTGCTGGATCGCCGTGGGGCTGGCCCAAGACAAGGGCGTGGCCTTCGCGGAAATGGTGATCGCATCCGACCGTTGGGCCTTTCCACGGGTCGCGATACCAGACGCAGCTCAGTTCCTGGCCAAGTTCGGAGAGCATTGCCGCTGCCAGAAATGCCGACCTGCACGCGCCCCGTCGCGGTGCGAACCAAAGCAACTATCACTGTTCTGAACCGGAGCCACCTTATGATCAAACACAGCCCCATGAGCGGCGCCACAGCCCCGCTGGAATATGTTCCTCTCTCGAGCCTCTACCTTCATGAAATGAACCCGCGCCAAACCACTTCAGACGATGACGTTGCCGCGATGGCGGACTCGATCACGATCAACGGGCTCCTGCAGAACCTATTGGGGTTTCGCGAACCAGGGCGCGACAAGATTGGGATCGTGGCCGGTGGCCGCCGACTGCGCGGCCTGATGCACTTGGAGGAGAACGGCGCGCAGTCTCTCGACAGCAAGGTGCCGAATATGTCGGCCATTCCCGTCCAGGTCACCGAAGACCCCTTCCTAGCGCGCGCCTGGGCCGGAACAGAATCCGCCACGCAACGGCCATTACATCCCGCTGATGAGATCCGCGCCTATGCCGCGATGGCCGCGCAGGGAAATTCGCCCGAGATGATCGCCCGGACCTTCGCCCAGACCCTCCGCCACGTCAAAGGGCGGCTGGCCTTAGCCCATCTCAGGACCGCAACGATCGAGGCGCTGCGACGCGATGACATCACCCTCGATGTGGCCAAGGCGCTGACCCTTGCGCGGGATCCGGATCAGGAACTGGAGGTTCTGACCAAAGCGATCGACAGCGGGATGCAGGAATGGCGCGTGCGAGATGAGCTGGTGTCGCGCAAAGTTCGGGCCAACAACTACAAAGCCGTCTACGTTGGTGCTGAAGCCTATGTCGCGGCCGGCGGCGAGATCCGCGAAGATCTCTTTGAGGAAGAGACGTTCTTTGACGACGCTGCTCTGCTCGACAAGCTCTTCACAGCCAAGCTGAAGGACATGGCAGAGGCCATCAAAGCCCAGTTCGGTTGGAAGTGGGTCGAGATCTGCGACACTGCTTACGTTCCTTACACTGCGCACGAGAAGTTCGATCACATCCCCAAGGGCAAAGGGGGCTGGAAAGCCACAGACCGCTCCGAAAGCGGGATCTTTGTCTATGTCGACAGCCAGGGCAAACAGACCATTGATGGCGCCTATCGTGCGAAGGACGGCAGGACCGCTGCAGGCTCGACCGAGGGCGGATCGACGTCGACTGAGGCACCGCGCCCCAAGCTGACCCAAGCTGGCGCCGAAGATCTCCGCAAGATCGAACTGACCGCCTTACAAACCGCTATGTTGGGGCGCACCGAAATGGTGCTGGATCTCTTTGCATGGCAACTCGAGCGCGGCGATCCCGGCTACACCGGCGTCTTTGCCGTAACCCTGAGCGACAGCCAGATCGAGCCGGAGCAAACGGGCGCCTGGAAAATCGCCGAGGCCTTGGTCGAGGGCAGCAATACGCACTGGCCCGCCACCAAAGGAAACTCGGCCGTCGAGGAGTTCAAGGCGTTTCAGGCAAAGGGCAAGAAGTACCGCAACACGGTCCTGACCCAGCACCTGATCCGCACCGTCAATGGATCCACATCCAACAGCCTCGGCCGCACGCTTCTAGCGCCCCTATTCGGCCCCGACATTCGCTCGATCTGGTGTCCGGATGCGGCCACGTATTTCAGCCGGATCGACAAGGGATCGCTCGAGCGGATCTGGCAAGAACTTGTTGTCGATCACCAGCCGGAGATCAGCACATCCATTGATTTCGCCTCGATGAAGAAGGGCGACAAGGTGGATGTCCTGCACCGGCTGTTCAACGACGTCGACTATCGCAACACCCTTCAGCTCAGCCAGGAGGCAATCCAGAAGATCGAGAACTGGTTGCCGCCCGAGCTGGAGTTCTACAGCGAGGACGCAGCATGAACGCTCAGACGTTGATACTGGCTGAGCGCCTTCGGCAAACCACCATCGAGGGATGGACCTCCAAGCACGATGACGAACATCGCGAAGGTGAGCTCGCGATCGCGGCGTTCATCTACATGCACCATGGGACGTCGCATGAAACAGCATTGCGCAGCGATGGCGCGCCGATGGGTTGGCCATGGGAACCGGATTTCTGGAAACCCAAGGATCGGCAGCGGAACCTGGAACGCGCAGGCGGCTTGCTCATGGCAGAGATCGAGCGCCGCCAGCGGGCAAAGCTACCAACCCACTCCACCGAACACGCATTGCAGATTGTCATCGCGAAGCTCGACGAGCTGCTGACCTCGGGAGTGTAACGGCGATGACAGCCCCTTCCCTAGTAAAGACCACCAGCCCCTGCGAGTGCGGAGATACCATGCGCTGGAAGCACCGCGGCCTGTTTCGAACCGGATGGCGCCTGGAATGCATCTGCGGTCGATCCGGACCGTGGCGAGCAGATCCGGAAACCAAGGTGAGAACGGCTCCTTCGCTGAACACCTCCCCCCACTCCCCGCCGCCGAACCCAAAGGAATAATCCAACAAACCAGTAGGCCCCATGAGGAAAGACAAAAAGCCGCGTCGTTTCGAGTTTTCCCATGGGTGGCTCGGAGCATGTCATTTCGATCTCCGCAAATATCGGACTGCATATCAGTGCGAGTGCGGCTGGACGTGCCAACGCGACGGAGGCGGCTTTGAGAGGCTGATCCATTGCCCCGTCTGTCGAGCACCCAAAACAATGTCAGCTATCGCTGGCTACAAATCCTAAACTCTCGGAGGCACCATGAACGTCCAGCAAGCGCATTACGACGCCGCCGACAGATTACAAGAAAAACAGCGAGAACAGGCCGGCGGATGCTTCGCTCCGGCAGGATCAACCTTCGATGAAACTCACTGTGAGTGCGCCCAGATCACCTTTGACCAGGTGATCGCGCAGGCACCTTCCCAGAAACCCCACGCGGCAATGAACAATGTCCCAAAACGATTATCCACCCACTTTCTCACACCGACGCAGGAAGAGCGCCCCAGGACAAAGGGAAGTCACCCGAGCTGCCCAAGCGAAAAGCCTCAAAGCCCGCAAGCCGAAACCGCCGACTCTTCCAGCGCCCTTGAAATTCGATCGGGAGAAATAAAATGCCTGTGCAGCAGCTCTTCTTCAAAGAAGCGGACATCGCCAAAATGCTCGGTCATGACGTCAAATGGCTGCGCTCAAACAGCGAAACTCTCGAACGGCAATACGGTTTTCCCAAGATTGATCCGGCGATCGGCATGCGCCATCGTGAGGCGGTTGAGGAATGGGCGCGAGAACGCAACACAAGAACTGCGGCAGCGCGCTCCGGGCGGTTGACGGAAAGCAACCATACGGAGAATACCGATGCGTTTTAGAGACTCGCTCTGGGACGACAGTGAACCGGCCTACGCGCCGTTCCTGAAGTACCGAAAAGACAGGGATCGCTATTTCTGGCGGCCAACCAGAAAATACCTCGATGCGGGGTACAGCATCAAAACCTATGATCTTGGGGGATCGCAAGGCGACGGGCTTGATCTCGAGCGCGCCGCTCAGTGCCGTGCCCTAACTCGAGAGATGCTTCAATGGTTCGATGGGGAAAAGCAGGGCCGTAAGCCAGGAACATGGGGATGGCTGATTGCTCGCTACCTTTCGGACGAGTTCAGCTCGTATCATGACGTCCTACCGCAAACCCAGGACAAGTATCGTCAGATGATGGGATACATTGAGCAAGCCATCGGCAATGTCCTGATCGAAGAAACCGACTTCGAGCGCATGATGCGGTGGAAAAAAGCGATGCAGGATAAGGGCCGTTCCACTCACTACATCAAAAAGTGGTTCACCCACTGGAGGCTGGTAGTCTCTCACGGGATCAAGATCGGGGACGATCACTGCTCCAAGATCAAAGCCATCCGTGAGGAGGTCCGGATCCAGAACCCTCCCCGCCGGTCAACTTACGCGACCCGAGAACAGATCGAGGCAATTGTTGCGCAAGCAGATCGTATGGGGCGCCCGTACCTATCGCTTGCGATCTTGATGCGGTTCGAGTTCATTCTGCGCGGCGTCGACGTTCACGGTCAATGGGTGAAGGCAAACAACCAGCAAGGAGGCGTTCGCGACGGTGGGCAAATCTGGGCCGACGGCCTGACATGGGACATGTTCGATCGGGACCTGACCTCCTTCACCAAGGTGATCAGCAAAACCCGCAAAAGCCTGACAGAGCCATACACCTTCAGCCTGAAGCACACCCCAGAAATCCGAGAACGCCTTCTGGCAATCCCCAAGGATCAGCGCACCGGTCCGGTAATCAAACTGAGCTCCGGGAAGCCGCCCAAAAACGGTGTCATTTCTCGAAGCTTCAAAGAGGTTCTTCGGCAGGTCAATCAAGCTCGCAAGTGCTCCGACCTCGAGGCCTTCCCTGATGAGCTACAGATCCGGGACACGCGAGCCGGCGGCATCACCGAAGCCAAGTCCCTGGTCGATCCTACTACGCTCCAGCACGCCGCACAGCACACCCAGGGTGCCACTACCGCGATCTACACCCGTGATCGCTCAGGATCGGCAAACAACGTTGTCAAGATTCGAGCAAATCGCGGCTGA